CTGGTAGTCCGAAGACTAGGTGAGCCCTAGCTCCAGCTCATGGATGGCCTTCTTTTCCAACTCAGAGCTGTAGCTAAGGCACAGTGCATTTTCACCGGTAATACAAACCGTTTGGCAAAGCCAAGTCTAAAAGTTTGCAATGCCTATATTATCAGGCAAAGTAGTGTTGGTGGACTGAAACATAACAACAGGAGGTGGGCCGATCCAACCATAAAGTCGAGCATCGTCAGCTGCAGCACGTCCAAAATAAGTACGCACAATACCACCGGAGATATTAGTCAAAACTGCCTGTGCAACATTGGCTTGATATCGCAACCCTGTGGTAGTGTATGTAGTCCCAGGAGCCCATGTCAAAGCAAAACTATTGTAATCATTAACAGGTAACCTAGCAGTTCTTGCATAACTCGGCACTCTAACATGTGTGGAATTCTCAACATTAACCACACGCTGAACTCCAGAAGGGGAGCGATTACGAGGGTCAGAAAGGCCCCCACTAACAGTGGTACCTGAATCAGTAGGCTCCGCTTTAACATTAAAAGTAATCTTATTAGCAGGTCCATCATGATAAAGATGCCAGATAGTACTTCCATTACAAAACGCATAACAAGCCGCTAAATTACCAGATCTAGTGTACGCAAAAGTCGCGCTAGAATCCGGCATGGGAGTGGCAGCCACCCACTTAGAACGAACCCACCATGGAGGCAAATCAGTCAAACTAATGCTGTTGCTAGCAACATCGTAAGATACATAAGAAGGTATCATAAGTAAAGTCTTGACACTCTTAACAACCTCACCAGAAGTGTAAAGATCCACTTCAGGCGGGCTATGTTCCACACCTCCCAAGCCTGACTGAAGAAAAGTAACTGTGTTAGTCCTATCGGACAAGGGCGAAAACATGGGAGGAGCGGGGCAAGACAAAGAAAAATCATCCAAAGCCTCAACTTCAACCATGTAATTAACCGTGCCTGACATCTCACCACTTGTAACTAAAGGATCAATAACAGTAAGTGATACTGCGCCAGTCGCTGATAAGAAATTCGTGTACAAAGTGGGAGATATGTATGGAACATCTAAATGAAAAACAGAAGAGTCTCGCAAATCAAATACTTGCGAGTAAGATGAAGGTTGTGGTACGCCTCCAGTAATTTCAATAGTGGGAACAGTCGAAGACAAAGGAGCATTAGCGATGGTGTCAGCAAGTCCAGGAACAAAGGCGGCTATGACACGGCCACCATGCAACTTGGTCTTACAAAAGGTAAACGTAAACCTAACACCACCACGCCAATATCGAAACATAGAACCAATATAACACAAAGTGGAAGGATAAATGGCATTAGTAATGGCCGTAGCAGAAGATGGAATGGTAATATTACCTCCTGGTCTAGAACTATTGGTCCTAAACCACCAACTTGAAGGCGTTACAGCTCCAGCATAAAGAACCGTGCCCATAGCATCAGTCGTGGACATATCACCAACAAATATCTGTGAAGGTTGCTTCAAAATGTAATCAAAAGACATTTCATCAACAGTAGTGCCGCCAGGCAAATCTGAAGCAGCCAACTTATTACGAGCCATTGGTCCTAAAACAAAACTATTATCAGGTACGTCAGTATTACCATCACAAATATAGGCATTCCTGAAAACCCTATTGGGTTCAGTTTCAACACTAGGTTTGGAATACCCAAAAGAACGGGCAACCTTACCAGCAGATTCCAAGAACCAAGAAGTGGTCCCAGCAGCACCTGATATCATGGGAACACCTTTAGCCGTGTACCGTATTACATCAGAAACCTTCGACAAAGCAGTGGAAATCTTAAAAGCCTTAGCCTCATCATCAGAAGCTGTCAAACCGGACTGAACAGTAACAGTGTTAGAAGCAAAAGGTGCAGAACCTATCAACTCTAAATCATGCAAAGACGCAAAAAGACGATACGTGGGTGCATTAACTCCAGCTATTGTGCGGTAAGGCATCAAGGCGACCACACCAAAAGAGCCCAGAGAGCGCGAACTATCAACATAATAATGAGGCAGAAACTCCTCGGCAGCGAGATAAGGTACATCCAACTGCGTCATAGTGGTCTCACTAATATCGTGTCTAACATGAGGTAAAGTGGTAGTCATAGCACTATTATTGAACCTAGAGTAGGTAATGTTTGTGTTATTGGCAGTATCAAACTGCCCATACTGAAAACCCATACAAAGAACACCTTGTTGAAAAGGGGTGCTGGCAGTAGTCAAAGTCAAACGCAAAGTGAACCTAGTACCATGGACACCCAACAACCTGGAAAGATAATTGGGAAACCACGATGCTAAATTAGAAAGAGTGACATTATTAAAACTCAAGACAGAACGTGTAACTGGTATGGTGCCAGTAGATATCAACCTAGGACGCTCAAAATACTCTCTCAAATTCTGAAACTTGTCTATGGGCATAGTAAAAGCAACCTTACGGTCATAACCCGCACTAACAGAAGTGCAAGCTTCATTAGGCATAAAAGTAACTTGCCCAAAATCTTCACCCGTGCTGTTAATAGTCAACCCTTCTAAATTCTCACAAACCTCTTGCTTATCCCTATCATTATGGGATTTATTATTAGTAGTACTGGTAGCAAGGCTATATACGATGGTGAGCAACCTCACGCTCAACCAAAGCAACGCAATTCTCTGACTCCGTCTGAGTAGTAAGCTAAAAAGCAGGGGTGTAGCATCCTGACGACAGTAATGGCCATGCGTTGAACCATTTAACCGAAACACTGTCCGTATATACGCTAAAACCAAGCATCAACACGGGATTTCATATAATCCCTATAACCCTCACGGTCTTCGAAATCTGGAGTCATTCCACTCTCAGACATGACCGCAAGCGTAATAGGAAAATACTCGTCCCACATTTCCTGGTCATGAAGGGCAAGCTCACCAAGCATGCCCTCCAAATTCTCCTTAACCTCTGACTTAATGTCACGGTTGTTCTTATAATAGTAAGCACGGTACAAAAAGCTCGCTTTATCCAAAGGGGCAACCCATCCGTTTGAACCAAGCTCATCACGCTTAAATGAACGCTTCAAAAACGTACACTCCTCCAACGTGGTATAGGGCAACAAATCAACCCCCTTGCTGCCTGCTGTGTACGTCAAGCCAAACAACTCTTGCATATAGTGCGCGACTGTAACCTGATTAAAGACGTCGGATACAGTCTCACTAACATTGACGATGTTGTCATCGCCAAACGTTGCAAGGTAAACATGCGAATGCATGTTAACAAGGTCACCAGTAGCGGCAACGTAACATGCCGTAAGAGTGATTAAGGAATAAAGGCTATTGACTGGTGTGGTAAAAGGATGTCCACTCGGTAACGACTTGGACCATTGGTAGATATACCTCTGGTCTGTGCCGTCACCACCGATGTGCCTCGAATTAATCAAATCAAGCCACAATACGGAACGCACGCGGGCATTCTCCAAACCATCGTCATACCACCTGTTCACAAACTCAAGAATCAAGCTCAAAATATAAGGTTGCTCACTAGCATCAAACCTCTTAAAGTCACCATCAAAGACACGTGGCCCATGTTGCGACAAATTCGAGGCAAGCAGCCACCAATCACCATAAGGGTTTATGCCAGGGCACATCCCAGACACAGTGTGGTGTCGGAACATAGCAGCCATAAAAGCTCCGAAATACATACGGAAAGCGATGACGTAATCCACGGGACATGCGCTTATCACTCGAGTGACACCAGCGTCAACCTTGGCATGAGGTCGTACCTCATCCTTGAGAAAATCCATAAACACATGAGAAAGCCGACAGTTATCCTTAGCAGCCTCGACAATAGAGTCAACGCGCTCGAAAAGTTCGGCACATTCAGGGCTTGTGAAGTCATAATCACCATCCCCAAAGAAATCCTTCTTACCGTTCTTGGTAGTCATGATATAAGGGTAACCAGGTGAAGTGGTTCTGGAAATAGCCCTTAACTTAAGGCCCTCGACACCCTTGACAGCTTCCTCCTTAGAAAGCAAACCCTTCCAATCATCCTTGGTAGCTTCCCTAAACGGCTTGGTTGCAAGCGCAACAATCGCGTTGGCATTAACCAAAGGTCTGTATTCAACCGGTGTGGTGTAAGCTTCCAGACCCCGCAAAAGCGGAAAAACCTTCTCGCCATTCATATAAATGGGCTTGAGAACTGCAGGCCTTTGAGGATTAGGTCCAAACACCTCTCTTTGTCCAATGGGGGACAACTTCAACTTGCTGTTCATATTCAGGCGTACTGGAATTGCAACCTTGCCAAGCAAGGTAAAGCTCCCCTTGGTCAACTTCTGGTCAAGACCCGATTGCTCCTCACAAGTGACATCGTCCAAAACGATGTTCCGACGCTCGAGATCATCCTCAAACGCATCGTCCGCAACAAGCAAAGTCTTCATAGCGAACATCGCGTCCTCATAGACCAATATCTGAGAAAAGCCAGACCTGTTAAACAAGCCTGGCATGCCCGCCACATGAAACCCAAGGTAACAACGGCCTCCATAAAAACGATTCTCGGCAATGCAGAGTGGTGCCCCGCACATGCCAACTTCGGTTTGCATCTGATACTTCAAAAGCTCCTTATTACGGTAGCCTTCTGTCGTAAGTTCGGGGACATGATCCACTGTATTGGAAAACATGGTCTGCCGAGTAACACTCTCACCAGAACGGTCCAGGGAGCGCTGGATGATATCAAGCCTGACAGAAGGTTTCGCCTTAAGCACATCACGAAGCTGGTCTGACTTAAGCAAATACTGGGTAATCTTGCGCACAGCAAGAAAAAGCCCAACTGGGAAAAGAATAAACTCCATATCATAAGTGTTCGTAGTCACACGCTTCAAATCAAGAAACTCACGCAAGCTAATTTCACGATCATATCTGCCACGAGGGTCAAGAAAGGTAAGCACAGTGTCACCTGTATAGACTTTCTTGTTCAACTTTTCAATCAAACCACGTGTGTAATGTCTTGG